CTTCACCCCAAGGTGTAGAGAAGGCAAACTCGGGTTCCTTGGTTGTATCTTTGAAGTTGGCGAAAAGCGAAGTGTATCGTGCGAGTTTTGGCTTGGAGTCTCGACGTGGCGCTGGGGTGTCTGAAGCTGCGAAGGCTGGCGTGGATCTGAAACTGCCGCCGAACTGTGATTTGGTGCGCCATCTGCTCGCCAACTCGCTGACCGGCGACACCACCTCGATCACCCTGCGCATCGGACGGCGCGATACCTGGGGCGACTACTGGTGGATCTCCGGCACGCGCTGGATGGGCCGGGTGTTGGGCGTCGAAGTTGCTGACGATGTTGCTCGCGTTCGCTGCGAGTCGGCGCAAGTCAGTCTCAAGCGTATTGGGTTGCGGCGGCTCTACAGCCGCAAGTGTTCCCACGTGCTGTATTCGGCGGCCTGTGGTGCCTCACCGATTTCCGCCAGCGCCTTGGTGAGCAACAGCAATGGCCGCAACGTCGATCTCGATGGTGGCACGCCCGGCAGCGTCAGTGGTGGCTTGGCCGGTGGCTGGCTGCAAACCCAGGAAGGTGCACGCCACATGATCGTCAACGACTACGGTGGCGGCGTGGAGTTGCTCTATCCGGTCGCCATTGAAGTCGGCACAGAGGTACTGCTGACGGTCGGCTGCGACCACAGCACGGCCACGTGCGAGTCGCGCTTTGGCAACCTCGACAACTACGGCGGCTTTCCCGCCATCCCGAGCAAAAACCCGTTCTCGACGGGCGTGTTCTGAATCCCTGGAGAAATCGCCATGTGGTACCTCGTCGTCATCGTGGTGGCGGCGCTGGTTTCGGTCGCGCTCGCGCCGAAACCGCCCGAACCCAAACCGGCGTCCCTGTCTGACGTCGATGCCCCCACCGCAGAAGAAGGCCGACCGATTCCTGTCGTGTTCGGCACCGTGCTGCTGCGTGGCTCCAACGTCGTCTGGTACGGCGATCTGGAAGCCGACCCGATCAAGAAGAAAGGTGGCAAGAAATGACCACTCAGACCGTCATCACCATCGATCACGTACGCGCCGTAGGCCTGTGCGTGAACGGCACGCGCACATGGTTTGCGCGTCACGATCTGGATTTCCGCGCCTTCCTGCGTGAAGGCTGTGACGCAGAAACCTTGCTCGCCACCGGCGATGCAATGGCACAACGTGTGGTCGAGCACGCCCGCAATCGATCCAGCCAGTGGGAGCAAGGCTGATGGGTGGCAGCAGCAAAAAACAAACCGTCGGCTACCGCTACCGGATGGGGCTGCATCTGGCCTTATGCCAGGGGCCCGTCGATGCCGTGCAGGAAATCCAGATGGGCGACCGTACCGCGTGGGGTGATGCCGACCGTGCGCCGCTGTCCAGCGGGCATGGGCTGAGTAGCCTCTCGATCAACAAGCCCACTCTGTTTGGCGGCGACGAGCGCGAAGGCGGTGTGGTCGGCACCATCGATGTGCTTTCTGGTCATGCCGGACAAGGACGCAACGACTACCTGATGAGTCGCCTCGGCGGTTCCATTCCGGCATTTCGGGGCGTGCTGTCCTTGGTGGCACGCAAGATCCTGTTCGCGGCCAACAACCCCTACATCAAACCGTGGGCAGTGCGCGTCCGGCGCTTCACGGCGGGTTGGTTCGATGCGCCGTGGATGGAATGGAATGCCGAAGTCCGCAGCTGGGATGAGGACGAAGGCCGTGAGATCAGCGTCGGTATGAACCCGGCGCACATTCTGGTGCAGTGCCTCACCGATCCGCATTGGGGTATGGGCTATCCGCAGAGCACCATCGGCTGGAGTTTCTGGAACGCGGCATGGGCTTTGTCGAGTGAGGGCTTCGGCCTCAATCTGATCTGGACACGGCAGCAGCCCATCGAGAGCTTCATCGGCCAGGTCATCGACCACATTGGCGGCATCCTTTACACCGACCCGGAGCAAGGCACGTTTGAGCTCAAGCTGCTGCGCGACGACTATTGGATCGACAGCCTGCCGCAGTTGGGGCCTGACGAAATCGTGCGGTTGGAACGTTTCGAGCGCGCCCAGTGGGGCGAGTTGCCCAACGAATTAACGGTGGTCTACACCGACTGGCAGACCGGCGGTGATGCTGCCGTCACGGTCGAGAACCTGGCCGCCATCCAGCTACAAGGCGGCGTGATCAATCAACGCCGCGACTACCCGGGCGTTAACTACGGGCCACTGGCCGCGCGGCTGGCCTTGCGTGACCTGCGCGCCTTGGGTTCGCCGCTGGCCCGGATGAGTCTGACGGTGGCACGCGACACGCTGGAGCGTGCGCCGCTGCCGGGTGATGTATTTCTGCTGAACTGGCCGCGCTTGGGTGTGGATCAGATGGTGGTGCGCGTCACCGGCATCGACACCGGCACCTTGGGCGCGGCCGAGTGGCGCATTGAAGCCATGGAAGATGTGTTCGGCATGAGCAACACCGTGCTGTCGCCCCCGCCACCGCACGTCGAGGAGCCGACCATCGAACCGTTGTCGCCCGCCTTGGTGCTGGCCGTCGAAGTGCCGTATTGGGAGCTGGCCCGGCGCTTGTCGCGTGCGGATCTGGCCTACCTGACCGACACGGATACTTACCTCGGTGCACTGGCCGCCGCCGGTGGTACCGGGCAGTTGAATTGGCAACTGGCCACCGGCGCTTCCAGCGTCGACCTCACTGCCGTGGTGGGCGAAGACTACGCACCACTGCTGACGCTCGATGTGGCTTTGCCTGCCAGCGAGGTCGATGCCATCGGTGTGCCGGTGACGGCCATCAGCCAGCCGGAGAGAATGGCCGTGGGCGACTACGCCTATCTGGTGGCTGCCAATGGGGCAATTGCGGAGGCCGTTGCCGTCCTGGCCTTCGATGCTGCCAACGCGACCATCGATCTCGCACGTGGCGTGCTCGACACCACACCCCAAGCACATGCCTCGGGGACTCGGTTGATCGGTGTCGGCGAATGGTTGGCATCCGAAGGTGCGGAGCGTGCCCCGGGCGAATCGGTGTTCGTGGGCGCGATTCCTCGCACTTCGACAGATCAGGGCGATCCTGTGTTGGCTGCCAATGGGCAGCCGATGGTGCTGGCCGGTCGGCAGGCTTTGCCATATCCCCCTGGTCGTATCCGCCTCAATGGCCAGACTGAGCCTGCCGTTGTGGCCGGTGATCTCAACGTCACGTGGGCCCATCGCGACCGCACGCAGCAGACCGCCTACCTCGTGCAGCAAGACGAGGGCGATATCGGGCCAGAACTGGGCGTGACCTACACGGTGCACATCCGCAATCGCAACAACGTGCTGGTTCGTACTGAGACGGGGCTGCTCGGCACCGCCTACATCTGGACGGCAGCAGTGGCCGCGCTGGATGCCGGTGCGCTGGGCGACCGCATCACAGTGGAGATCAGTGCCGAGCGTGATGGTTTGAGCAGTTGGCAGCCGCAGGTGCGGGTCATGGATCGCACGGGCTACGGCCTGCGTTGGGGACAGTATTGGGGAGGTGTGTGATGGAGCCGCGCATCGATGTTCATCTGCTCACCCTGAACGAGCCTGCCGAATGGCGTGAGGCCTGCATCGCCAGCCTCGAGGACGCACCGATCCAGTTGCACGTTCTGCCAGGCATTCCAGGCCGTATCGGTGAGGCACGCACCGCTGGCTATGCACAAGGCACGTTTCCTCTGGTGTCCTTCGTCGATCCCGACGATTTATACGAAGCCAGTGCTTTCACACAACTGGCCGATGCGCTGGATGCCTGCCCGCAAGCCGTGATGGCCTACACAGACGAAGCACTGACCGACGAAAACGGCCGGGACATCGCCGTGCGGCGTCTGGCCTACAGCCGCTGGCAACACGTCAACAGTGCCAGCCACGTGCACGGCCTGATCGTGATGCGTCGATCCGTCGTCGAAGCCGTGCTCAAGGAAACCACCGACCTCAACAACTTCGCCGACTGGCTGTTGACCCTGCTCGTAGCCAAGCGCGGCGGGGTGCTGTACCTGCCCATCGTCGGGCGGCATTGGCGACAGCACCTGCAGCAAAGCCATCGCACAGGCGACCCGGAAGCAGTCCGGCGCATTCGCCACGCATCGAATCTCTGGAGATAAACCATGTCATCAACCGATCCGAACCTTGGACTCAACTACGGCTGGACGCTCGGCGAAAGCGGCTGGGACACCGGCATGGATGCCAATCTCAAGCGCCTCGGCGCGGTGGTCAGCCTGTCCGTGAAAGACCGTGACCTGACCACGCCACCGGCCAGTCCCGCCAATGGCGACCGCTACATCATTCCTGCCACCGCCGTCGGCGCGTGGGCAGGCAAGACCAACCAGATCGCCGCGCGCATTGCCGATGCCTGGGAGTACCACTCGCCCAAGATCGGCTGGCTTTGCTACATCGAGGACGAGGCCAAGCTCTCGGCCTACAAGTCCACCGGCTGGAGCGCTGGAATCGCCATCTGATTTCCCATCTTCGTACCCACCAGAAACCCGCCCACGAGGCGGGTTTCGCATTTCTGGAGATAGCAATGACCGAACCCGAACAACACCAGCCTGCGCTCGTCGAGAACATGCTCCTTTTGCGCCGCGAGGACTTCGACGAACTGCTGGACCGCGCCGCTGAACGCGGAGCCGAGCGTGTCCTGACCCACCTTGGCCTGGAAAACGGCCACGCCGCCCGCGACATCCGTGAACTGCGCGACCTGCTGGAAGCCTGGCGCGATGCTCGCCGCACAGCCTGGCAGACCACTGTCAAGGTCATCACCACCGGCATCCTGGCCGCGCTTCTGGTGGGGGCTGCCATCAAGTTGAAACTGATGGGAGGCCCGCAATGATCGAGACACTGCTTGGTGGCCTCCTCGGCGGGGCATTCCGTCTTGCACCTGAAATCCTCAAATGGCTCGACCGTAAAGGCGAGCGTGGCCACGAACTGGCGATGCAGGACAAGGCGCTGGAGTTCGAGAAACTGCGTGGCGCGCAGCGAATGTCGGAAATCGGCGCGGGTGCCGACGCGGCATGGAACGTCGGAGCCATCGAAACCCTGCGCGAAGCGGTTCGCACTCAGGGCGAGAAAACCGGTGTGCGCTGGGCCGATGCGCTGAGCTCCAGCGTCCGCCCGGTCATCACCTACTGGTTCATGGCGCTGTACTGTGCGACCAAAACAGCAACAGTCGCAGCCGCTGTGACAGGTGGCACAGGCTGGGGCGTTGCCATCCTGTATGCCTGGACGGAGGCAGACCAAGCCCTCTGGGCCGGGGTGCTGAACTTCTGGTTCCTCGGGCGCGTATTTGACCGGGTGCGGCCGTGATCGAGGTGCCGAAGGCGGCCATCGAACTGGCCAAGCGCTTTGAGGGATTCGAGCGTAAGGTGAAGCGCGGAATCGAGATCACTGCCGTTCCCTATATCTGCCCAGCAGGGTTCTGGACGATTGGATACGGCCATCTCTGCGATCCCAAGCATTCGCCGATCACGGAGGCAGAGGCTGAGGTCTATCTGGCGCGCGACCTGCAATCGGCACTCGCCGCGACGCTGCGCTACTGCCCGGTGCTGGCCACAGAGCCAGAGAGCAGGCTCGCTGCCATCGTGGATTTCACCTTTAACCTCGGCGCTGGGCGGTTGCAGAC